GCGACCTTCTTGAAAGCGGCCTTGTATTTCCGGTTGTATGCTGAGACCTTCTTGCGGGGTGATCGTGCGACAGGTTCCTCTCGTGCGACGGCAGGAAGAGATGCAGGAACACCCATGCTCATGCCTTGGGCGATGCCAGCCGCAAAACCGTCACGGTATCCCGTTGCGTAGTCCATTCAGTCCAACCTCACTGTTGGCTCAATGCGAGGGCCATAGCGGCACTGGAGGAGAGTTTCTCAACGGTGCATTCCATGACTACGATGATGTCAACATCCTGCTCAAAGTTTGCAGAACGCCCGCCGAGGTAAATCTGCTCAACGCCGATGAGGTATCCGTTAGTCCAGTCCTCCGGGTTGATGTCAATATCTTGAGATGCAAAGGAGTAGTGGTTTCCCACACCTGTGGCGTTTGTGCTCTGAAGGTTTCCGCTGCTAATGACGCTCTTGTCCGTGGCATCAACCAAGGCGGCTTGAGACTGGGTTGTGAGTTGCCAGTTGGCGTATGCCTCGCCGTTTGCAAGAACGACGGTCGGACTCAAAAAATTTCCAAAAGCATACTGGACGGAGATTCGATGTAGCCTCAATACGCTCATTCCGAGGGCATCCACATAAGCCCCAAGGTCGATGGGGGTTTGGCCATAGGTTGCCCCGGTAAGTCCACTAATTTTTGCTCGAATAAAGAAAGAGTCGCTCTTTGCCATGATCCGTCCGAGGAAGTCATAGTGTAAAAAGTAAACTGCCCAGCCAGCACCTTAATCTTCTCTTAGGGTCTGCGCCGACTTGATGCTTTGCAGGCCCAAGATGCTGATAGGCTACTGCAAGACATACTTATACATACATACTTATACTACTTAGGCGTGGGAGTGTCATGGCCAAGAACAAGACCATCAGTTTAGACGAACACACCGCCCAAATTGCCGACCGGCTACCCAATTTTAGCCGGTTTGTGCGTCAATGCTTGCTTCAGCATGTGCGAGAAGCAACCGTTGAGGATCATGTCGCACCAGAAAGTGCAAGGATTTGGGGCGAAACCGGCAACAAATGCAACCCGATGCACTCCAAAGGCGTGTGCGTCCTCTGCTGGGGGTCGGAATGATGGCTCGGACGAACATATTCTTCTGCAATTGTGGCCGTCAAATTGGCCGCCCGTCCTCGAGCAAGCCCGAAAAGGATGCTCCACCGATCTACACCGTCGTTCCCTGGCATGCTCGACCAGGCGACGGCAAACTTCACGGCATCAAATGCGGCACATGCCGGCGAAATTGGTTGTATCGGCAACCAGCATCGGGCCAGGGCGCATATGTCGAAGTCGAACATTGTTGCAATCTTGACCGTTGCACGTGCAGAGCGTGATCGTCATGCCGTATTGCCCTCGGTGTTTCGATTGCGACGGCGACGATCCGTTGCTCGAACCCTACATTTGCGACCGATGCTGGACCAGGAGTGAAGAGGAATGAACGAAAAGGCCCGTGTCCTGGTCGAAACCGTCATGGACATGATCAACGGCACGCTCGACACGATGAAAGAAGACGAGTTCCACGCTCCAGCATCGTGGCTCCTGGAGAACTGGTGGTGTACGTTGAACGCAGCTCTACAAGTACGGGATCATGCTGACAGCAAGACGTACAGTTTCGAAGCCACCGACCAAACCGAGAGTGAGAAACGAGACAAGGACGTTCAGACGGACGAGTCCTTCAAGGTTTGACTCCTTGGCCTCTCGTCGCTCCTCCCGCTCCATCAACCATTGAGCGAAGCGTTGAGTTCGGTTTGGTGCAGCTGCATTATCAATCGGTTCATCTGAGGTCATCTTGGCTCCGCTCCTTAATCAGTGTGAGAATGGCTTGGTCGTCGGTGAGGTCAACGGTCTCAAGTTCGATGAGATAGTTGACATCAACATCTCCCGAACCGCTCCCGTAAATATACAAATCACGGATGACGATATGATCAGGATCAAGAAGTGTAAATCCTTGATCCATGTCTCTTGATGATCCGATGCCTTGGGCGGCCCATCCAATTTGACGATTGTCGCCACCATCCCAAATTAAAGCCGCTCCGTCATAATCCAACGCCAATGTTCCCATTACATCGTTTGTTGAAATACCCGAGTTTAATGGGAAGACGACAAACTTCACGACCTTGTAGCCGTGGTTTAATCGCCCATCGTCCACGATCAGCCGTTTAACTTGGTTGTGTTCCACTTGACCTCGCAAAGTCCGACGGTTCATCGCTTCTTCCCCCCGGCTATCCTGTGAGCTTCCTTGACCGCTCGCTTGAAGCCGCCGGCCTTCCACTTACCGCTCTTGAGTTTGTATCGTGGGGCGACCTTCTTGAAAGCGGCCTTGTATTTCCGGTTGTATGCTGAGACCTTCTTGCGGGGTGATCGTGCGACAGGTTCCTCTCGTGCGACGGCAGGAAGAGATGCAGGAACACCCATGCTCATGCCTTGGGCGATGCCAGCCGCAAAACCGTCACGGTATCCCGTTGCGTAATCCATTCAGTCCAACCTCACTGTTGGCTCAATGCGAGGGCCATGGCAGCCGACTGGCTGAGACTTTCGACGGTGCATTCCATGACAATCTCAACACGTGGATCGGTAGTGAATCCATTACCCACGGATTGAACGAGAAGGTAAAGTTGCTCAACGCCAACAAGATAGCCGTTCATCCAATGTTGTGGTGCAACATCAAGCGAGTCAGAATAGAAGGTGTATTGATTGACGTTTCCGGTGGCGTTGGTGGCGTGGATTTGTCCCGTTGAAATAACAGAGCGATCGGTAGCGGCCACTAAGCCAGATTGACTTTGAGTGGTGATTTGAAAGAAGCCGCCACATTCACCGTTCGCAAGTTGAATGGCGGGGCCAGTTCCTCCAAAATCATATCGAACAGCAATATTGTGGAGCCTGAGTACGCTTTTGCCGAGCGCATCCACATAAGCCCCCGTGTCTATTGCTACCTGCACAGGTGATCCACCGTTCATGGTTGCGCTTGCTCGAATAAAGAAACTGTCAGATTTCGCCATGTTCCGTCCGAGGAAGTCATAGTGTAAAAAGTAAACTGCCCAGCCAGCACCTTAATCTTCTCTTGGGGTCTGCGCCATCTGATGCTTTGCAGGCCCAAGACGCTGATAGGCTACTGCAAGACATACTTATACATACATACTTATACTACTTAGTGCTGGGAGTGTCATGGCCAAGAATAAGACCATCAGTTTAGACGAACACACCGCCCAAATTGCCGATCGGCTACCCAATTTTAGCCGGTTCGTGCGTCAATGCTTGCTTCAGCATGTGCGAGAAGCTACCGTTGAGGACCATGTCGCACCGGAGAGTGCGAGGATTTGGGGCGAGACCGGCGACAAATGCAACCCAATGCACAGCAAAGGCGTGTGCGTCCTCTGTTGGGGGTCGGAATGATGTCCAGGACAAACGTGTTCTTCTGTTTGTGTGGCCGTCAAATCGGACGTCCATCTTCGAGCAAGCCCGACAAGGACGCTCCGCCGATCTACAACGTCGTCCCCTGGCATGCCCGCCTTGGCGACGGCAAACTTCACGGCATCAAATGCGGCACATGCCGGCGAAATTGGTTGTATCGGCAACCAGCATCGGGCCAGGGCGCATATGTCGAAGTCGAACATTGTTGCAATCTTGACCGTTGCACGTGCAGAGCGTGATCGTCATGCCGTATTGCCCTCGGTGTTTCGATTGCGACGGCGACGATCCGTTGCTCGAACCCTACATTTGCGACCGATGCTGGACCAGGAGTGAAGAGGAATGAACGAAAAGGCCCGTGTCCTGGTCGAAACCGTCATGGACATGATCAACGGCACGCTCGACACGATGAAAGAAGACGAGTTCCACGCTCCAGCATCGTGGCTCCTGGAGAACTGGTGGTGTACGTTGAACGCAGCTCTACAAGTACGGGATCATGCTGACAGCAAGACGTACAGTTTCGAAGCCACCGACCAAACCGAGAGTGAGAAACGAGACAAGGACGTTCAGACGGACGAGTCCTTCAAGGTTTGACTCCTTGGCCTCTCGTCGCTCCTCCCGCTCCATCAACCATTGAGCGAAGCGTTGAGTTCGGTTTGGTGCAGCTGCATTATCAATCGGTTCATCTGAGGTCATCTTGGCTCCGCTCCTTAATCAGTGTGAGAATGGCTTGGTCGTCGGTGAGGTCAACGGTCTCAAGTTCGATGAGATAGTTGACATCAACATCTCCCGAACCGCTCCCGTAAATATACAAATCACGGATGACGATATGATCAGGATCAAGAAGTGTAAATCCTTGATCCATGTCTCTTGATGATCCGATGCCTTGGGCGGCCCATCCAATTTGACGATTGTCGCCACCATCCCAAATTAAAGCCGCTCCGTCATAATCCAACGCCAATGTTCCCATTACATCGTTTGTTGAAATACCCGAGTTTAATGGGAAGACGACAAACTTCACGACCTTGTAGCCGTGGTTTAATCGCCCATCGTCCACGATCAGCCGTTTAACTTGGTTGTGTTCCACTTGACCTCGCAAAGTCCGACGGTTCATCGCTTCTTCCCCCCGGCTATCCTGTGAGCTTCCTTGACCGCTCGCTTGAAGCCGCCGGCCTTCCACTTACCGCTCTTGAGTTTGTATCGTGGGGCGACCTTCTTGAAAGCGGCCTTGTATTTCCGGTTGTATGCTGAGACCTTCTTGCGGGGTGATCGTGCGACAGGTTC